TTTCCTTCGTCTTTGCCCTTCACGCCTCGGCGGTGCGGGGTTAACCCCAGCTCGGCAGCAAGCAGGCGGGCTTCGCGCATCGCGGCGCTTTGCATTCGAAATGCCGGATGCGGCTTCGTGCCGTTGTCCGTCATCACCATGCGACCTTCACGGCCCATGATTTCTTCGGTTTCGCGAACCATGCCGACCGCCACGCAATAGCTTTCAAGGGTCGCCAGCGTGTCGGCTGACAAGAGGTTGCGGCTATAGAGTTGCGGGGCTGCCCGCTTCCATTCGGCCTTCGCCTGGGAAGTCAGCCACGAGGGCGCAGACGGGCATTTGCCGCGCACGGTGCCGCCATCGATGACGGTGAGCTTCGGCTTGCGGCCCTTCATTTCGGAAAACTCCCATTTTCGGCGAGATTGCGCGCGAGATGGGGGCGTCGGTCCTAGCGGGTTCGGTCAAAATTCAAAACCTCCCCCTCCCATGTTGATCGGCCTGCCGAACGCGCCTTCGGTCGCCACGGCCTTCCGGCTGTTGCAACGGCGGTTCATCGGCTGCCAGTTCGATCGATCCCAGAAGAGGCGCATATCGCCCTTATGAGCGGTGCGGTGATCCACCATGTCGGCGACCTGGCCGCAGCCACAGGCGCACAAGCGGTTCTCCGGCAATGCGAGGAAGGCTTTGCTTTCACGCTGCCACTTGCTGTCATAACCACGGGCGCGGGCAGACGGGCGGCGCTCATCGGCGGCGGCCTTGGCCTTCGAGGCGCAGAGCGGGCAGCGTCTATCGGTGAACGGCGGATGCCCAGCGGGGCAATGCTTCGGTGGCGACCACGGCATATCGTCACCCGCTCGTTATGGTGTGCAGTTCAAGCCCTTCTTTCCGGCCCAGCTCCCGCACTTCCTGAATGTTGTGATCGCGCCCGTCATACTTGACGGTATCCAGAACGGTGATGCCGTCGATCCACCGAAGGCGGAAGACAACCATCCGCGACGATTGAATGCCGCCAGCGGCGAAGAACTCCCGGCCCGACTGTTGCGAGACGTGTGCCCAAACTTCGTATTCGGTCGGCTCGCCATAGATCGGTGAACCGAACGGATCGTAGTCGATGATCTCGCCCGGCTGGCTCACGATGATGCGCCGATCCATATCGCCCGCGCGCATGGTCAGAAGCTCCACGTCTTATGGTCGCGCACGAAGTCTTCAGCGCCATCGGGCGTTTCGGTGATGAAGCCCGATCCGATCGTCACGCTTTCGCGGTGCTCGAAGAGGTGGCCGACGCGCATCTTGATCGCGGCGCGGATCGGTTCGGGAATGTCTTCAGGTTCGTCGCCGAAGCCTGCCGTGAAGGTGATCGTCACCGCTTCCGGCACATTGCGGATTGTCGGCCAGCTCTTGCCATAGGCCGGGCGCACCTTCGCGCCGTCCACGGTGCCGAGGGCGAACGCCTGGTATTCGGTCGGGGCAAGGGTTTGGGTGACGCCATCGGGATCGACATAGACGATTGCGTCGATCGACTGACACGGCGGCAGCGGGATCGCGATTTCGCTGGCGAAGCGGTCGAGGGTGAGATTCCACGTTTGGGTGACAAGGCAGCGGCCAAGCGATCCGTCGCGCCCATCGAGGCGTTGCGTAGCAGCCTTGATGAAGTCGGCGATGCGGGCGTCTTCATCACTGAAGTCAACGTGAATGTGCTCCTTCACCTCTTCCAAGGTGACGGGATCGTTCACGGGTGCTGTCTCCAAGATCAGGGGCATCGCTCGCAACCTCTCGATTGAAGGTGCAAGCCCGGCCAGCCGAAGCCAGCCGGGCAAGCAAGATCAGGCAACGGGGCGCTGGTGCGCATGGCCCTTGATCACCACCGCGCCGGCAGCGATCGAGGCTCCACCGTTCTTCGTGAGGACGGTGCGCAGGTAACGCTTGTTTCCGATGTAGCCGACCTTCACCACCGAAGCGGCTTCGAGGCTGGCCGGGAAGCTTCCGACAAGATCGGCGGCAACCACGTCAGCGAAATCGCCGCTGGTCGTGGTGTCGCTCTCCTGAAGCTTGGCGGTGAAGTCGCCATCACCGGCAATCGCGCCGGTATTGATGACAACCGCCGCGCTCTCGAAGCCCTGAAGGTCGATCGGGTCGGAAGTGTTCGTGGCGGAAAGCACGGCAGGCGCGACGGCCTGCACGGCTCCGAGGTTGTTTGCGAGGTCACGCATGGTCATTGCTCCTTACGAGGTTGCGCAGCGAAGCTTGCGAAGCGCCTCGGCGAGCACCACACCACCACCGACACGGCGGCGAGCATGGAACCGGACAAGGCCATTCGTGGCCTGGCTGTAGGGGTCGCGCATCACCGAAAGCGCCACGCGATCGTAGATGCGATAGGCACGGGCGAAGTCGCCGAACGCGATTGGCTCGGCTCCCGCGCCGACATCATCCATGTCCGGCGCTTCGATGACGGGGCGGCCAAGGATCGTTTCGGGCTGCCCGGCCTGGTAGGACGGCTGCCAGAGGAAATTGCCCTGGCCGTCCTTCAGCTTGCGGATAGCCGCCAGCGTGTTCCCGTTCATCATCCACGCACCGGCATTCCGATAGAAGGCGGGCATGGCATACATGAGCGTGATCAGCGTATCGGCGGGTGTGGTGCCGAGGGTCGAAGCGTTGCCGGTCGGGGTGTACGCAACGGCGGTGTCGGTCATGAAACCGACAGGCTTCTTCACGCCATTGCCACCGACAAGCGCGCTGGATTCGAGGCGGCCAAACTCTTCGGCCAGATCGAAAGCGACTTCGCCTTCCACGTTGACGGCGGCATCTTCGAGAAGACGAAGCGACACGTCCACGTAGCAGGCCATTTCGTGAACCGGGATTTCCACCTGGCCGTAGGTCGATCCCGTTTCCGGGCGGTTTTCGGTTTCACCGACCCACGAAGCCGTGGGCTTGCCGGTGCGCTTCGGCAGGATCACCGCGCCGGAAGAGGTCGCGCCCACCTTGGCGGCCTGGCGAACCGGCGACACTTCCACGATGCCCTTGATCACCTGCGCAACGAAATCGTCGGGTGCAAGGTAGCCGCCCGCCGTGTCATCGGCCACTCGAAGCGACTTCACCTCATCGGCAGGAAGTGCTTCGCGGCCATGACGAAGGAAGCCGACGAAAGCCTTCGCCTCGATCTTCTCCGGTGCCGCCTTCGTCTCAGCCGCCGCGCCGGGGCGATTCAGCTTCTGTTCGATGCGCTCGGCGGACTTGGCGACGTTGCCGACGCTTTCTTCCACCGACTTCAGCCGGGTGTCGATCCCGGCCACATTCTCTTCGAGGGCGGCAACGCGGGTTTCCACGTCATCACCTTCGGTTCCCGCTTCAGGCGCGGACGCCTTCTTCTCAACAGCCATAGTGAGGCTCCTTTTGATAGGCGCGCCCATCGCGGCAGGGTTTCCGGCTTGCGCCGTCTTCACGCTGGTCACGCGCGCCCGCGTTGCGGCGGGAACGGAGACAAGCGAGATTTCGATAAGTTCGAGGTCTTGCAGGGTGCGGCCGCCACCGGCCCGGCGCTCCGAAGCGCGGGTGCGGAAGCCGATCGAAAGGCCATTGAACGCGCCGTTTTTGAGCAGCGCATAGGCTTCCTGGCCGCGTCGGGTTTCGAGTATCAGGCGGCCAGTGACGGCAAGGCCGGTCGCGTCTTCGCGAAGCTCAAGCCACACGCCAATTGGTTCGGAAGGATCGTGCTGCCACAACATGAGCGGCGTGGTGCCAGCGGCCTTGTGTTCGGCCAGGCTCTTCGTGAACGCGCCCTTTTCGATCACGTCGCCATAGCTGTCCGGCTCACCGTCGAAAACGCTGGCGTAGCCGGTGAGAAGCCCGGCTTCGTCGGTCGCGAACTTGACTTCAATATCAACGCGATCCATCGTCGCCCCCTGCCTTGCTGGCGTCTTCGGTGTTCATCGGCAGGCGGAATTGATCGCCACCGGCATAGGGCGCGCGGTTCTCGGCAGCTCGCACTTCGTTCGGCGAAAGCAGGCCGTTGGTGACGGCCTTGGCGTAGGCGTCGAAGCGGGCGGCCAGATCGGCGCGGGCAAGATCGTCGGTGAGAAATTCGGCGTAGTATTCGGCGCGCTCTTCCGGGGTGAGCAGGGCGCGGCGGATGCCGCCTTCCCAGCACTTCAGCCACGGCAACAGGGTGAGCGATAGGAATTGCTGCCCCATGCTCTCGGCGTTGTTGTGTGTCGCCCGCTCCAGCTCCTGAAGCAGATGGAGCGGAATGCGGAAGCCGCGCGCGATCTCGGCGACCTGGTGGCGGCGTAATTCGAGGAACTGAAGATCGACGCTGGTGAATTGAAGCGCCTCAAATTCCATTCCATCTTCGAGGATCAGCGTCTTCCCGGCATTCGATCCGCCTGCATGGGCGGCGTTGAAGCTTTCGCGAAGTCGCTTCAGGGCTTCGGGGCCGAGGGTCTTGCCGTATTTGAAGACGCCACCGGGCCGCGCGCCGGAACTGAAGATGCGCGCGCCATGCTCTTCCATCGCCAACGCCAGGCCGATCGCTTCCTTCATCTGAAGGATCGGCGAAAGACCGACATGCGGCGAAGTGCCGAGTGTCTTCAGGTGGAAGATTTCGGTGCGGTCATAGACGCGCTGGCCGCCGTCGCCTGTCGAAACCTTATAGGACGGCTCCATCGTGATCTTGTCGATTTCGACGTTGACGCAAGGCGACGGGATAGGGATAAGCTCGGCGATCTTGCCGCCCGTGCGATTGATGTAGCTGAAGGCGTTGCCGTGAAGGCAAAGCGCGGTCTGCATGAAAAGCCGGAACTCGTAGCCGGAAGTCCATTCGTTCGCCTGGCCGTGAAGCAACTCGGCAAGAGGGTGATCGGCGGCGCGCTCTTTCCCGCCATTGGGCTTGCGGCGATAGAGATGAAGTGGCAGTTGCGCGACGGATTCGGCGATCACCTTCACGCAACCGTAAACCGTGCTGTTGCGCATGGCGGTTTCCGCCGTGACGGCAACACCGGACGCGGAAGGCATGCCGCCGAACAAAGCGATAAGCTCCGGCGAAGGGTCCGCCAGAGTTGCCTTCGTTTCCAATCCGATCAGTTTCTTGAAACCCTCGAACATCATCACCCGCACACAAGTTTCGGGATCAAGATCGGGGCGAAGGTGCAGTATTCAAAGCACAAACGGCCATGAAGGCCGTCTTAGAAGTGCTCGAAAAGGCGAGGAAATTCAGGGATTTGCCGGGGCTTTACGCTGCCCTGGCCCGGTCGCCGAAGACTTCCTTCCACGCGAGGGCTTCGGCTTCGTGGCGGGACAATCCGCCGTCATATTCCATGATCGCGGCGCGCTCTTCGTAGGCGTCGAGAAGGTCGCTTTCGTGCGCCTCATCGTCAATTCGAGGTGCTACAGGTGCTACAGGTGTTACAGCGTTGAATTTAATAGTCTTTTCCTGTAGCACCTCGGCGGGTGCTGCGGTACTACAGGTGCTACAGGCCGGTGCTACAGCGCCGACGCGGCTGGCGAAGTCGGTGAACCGGGCAAGATCAGGCATTGGCGGCCTCCCGTGCATCATCGCCGAGGATGCCGGACGTAACCACGTAGCACCGGATCGCCGAGGGGAAGCCGGGCACACGCTGGTTGTTCTGAAGCTTGCCGCCGCTACCGGGCTTCAGCATCCCGCGCCCGGCCAGCGTCTTCGCAACCATCACCGCGTCATGCCCGGCGCAAACTTCGCCGCGCCACACTTCGGGAAGCACGATGTATTCAATGCTGCCTTGATCATCGCGGCGGCGGAAGCCCGCCCGGTTCTGAATGCGGGTGTCGATCGGTGCGCCCATGCTATCGGTCGGGGCAAGGCTGCCCATCGGCTCGAAGCGGGATGTGCCGTGCAGCTCTATAAAGC